TGATACCCCATCACCAGAACCATCCCCACCACAAGCACCAATCGACCTACAAGCAGTACCAGCAAATTATAATGTTGATCAATTAAATACTGATACCACAAATCAAACAAATGTTGATAGTATCTCATACTTAAACGAAACAGAGTATGCAAATGATCCAAAAACTAAACCACCAGTTGTAAACACAACTGAATTATATTCATCCACACAACAGGTAACAAATTCACCACCAGTAACAAATGTGGTTGATAACTCTGTTCAAAATACAAGCAATATAATAAACAATTTATATTCTTCTAATAGTAGTTCAACATCATCTATTCTTAACTCCGCAAATAATTTAAGAGCAGATATGCAAACCACATCTCAAAACGCACAGAGATGGGCAGAAGACAATTTAGGAAAAACACCAGAACAAAGAGAATTTGATTCCTTACCACCCGAATTGCAAGCAGCAGAGAAAGAAAAAAGATTTATCACAGTAACCCAAGACAACGGAGAAAGAAAACTTCAAGATTTACAGTCCGAGGTTCCAAAATTAATGACTACTCAGGATGTAGTCTCTGCATCTGAGTCTATAGGCAAACAAACACAAAGAAATATTGCTGCTGGTAGATCCCTTCAGCAAAGATGGGCAGAAGAAGACAAACAAAAATTTATAGAAAGATATGGACAAGAAGCATGGGATAAAGCATCACAGCAGGGATCTCAATATGCAGAAAATACGTTTAATGAATACAAAACAAATCAGTTAAACAGTACACATAATAATCAAAATCTTTCTGTAGAAGCACAAGAGTTTGAAAGACAACAACAAAGAGATTTTGAGCGTTGGGATAAAGGAGAGATTGGTGATGTTAAACGAGAGGGAGAATATGGTGCAGTTGAATCTACAACACAAGTAACATCAAGAACAGATAGTGTATTAAGACAATCTGAGAGAGCAGGAACTGCAATACAAAATTCATTAGATCAAATTAATGAATTACAGATTAGCAGTGATTTTATTTCTTCAAATGAAACCCAATCAAATCAAAATATTTCAGTTGAACCAGTACAAAATCAATTCAATACAAATGTTACAAATTCAACAAACATACCAGAGTCTATTGTTAACACAGAAGTAACCGAACAACCAAATAGTTCGGTTACCACCACATCAACAACTAATACCAGCAACAATCCTGTCAATGTACAAAATAATACGACAACTAATGTAACCAATCTTCAAAATAACACAACGAGTAATACCAGCAACAATCCTGTCAATGTACAAAATAATACGACAACTAATATCAGCAATGGTGTAAATGTTGTTACAAATAATATTTCATCTGACACTTCATATGATACAGTAGAAGAGATAAGAGCTGGTAAGGGATTTGGTGGCAACAATCCAACAGGTAATACCACAAATATAACAAATAATATAGACGAACTAGCAGACACCTATACACCATCAAAAATTGAATTTTTGTCACCCGATCAGATGTTTGAACAATTTTTAAATATGAACACATCAAATATTTCTGGCGATTCTGTGTCGTTTGCTGAGGATAATGAGTTTTCTACGACTTTTAATAATATTAATAAAAATAATGAAAACAGCACAGAAACACAATTTGAATCTACAGAATCTACTTTGCAGTACGTCACACAAAACACAACAAATAATAATTATAAAACTGTAAGCAATGATGTTGGGCAAACAAACATTAAATATGAAACAGCACCAACTTCAAATGTAGTAAATAATCTTAACAATACTAATTATACTTCATCAGAACAAACACAAAATAATAACACAAATGTTCAATTTGTAAATAACAATCAATTATTTAATCAAAATATAAATCAAATAGCATCAAATAATACTTATTCTCCAATAAGATCTGGAGCAGATGTTAATACGTCATATACCAACGTGACAAATAACCAAACGCAGCAAATGTATGTTAATAATGATGATATGTCAAAAAATATCACAAACAGTTTGGAGAGTTACTTTGATGCGACATATTCTACAAGAATATCTACAATATCAAAGTCTTCAACCACTAATATGTTCACAGAAAATGTAAAAAATACAATTCAAGACATGTTAATTGAAAGGGGATTAGATAAAGATCCATTCATAAAAACAGATATACAAAAAAATCAAAGAAATATGGAAATATCCATGGAAGATCCTTTAGATTTCAAAATGCTTGAACCAGGAGATACTAAAAACATTTACGAAAGTATGATGGTATTTGATCCTGATATAAATGTAATGATTAAAAATATAAACAGTCCTCCGATTTGGAGGACTGCTATTGGTTAAATTGATGTGTTGTTTAATTTTCTGCTAGTTTTTGGAAGTAACTGAGAGCGTCAGTTTCTTCGTCAACATCTTCTTCAACCTTTTTCTTTGACTTAAGTTGTGGTTTCTTTTCTACTAGTTCGTCTGTTACATCTTCAGCAGTCTTTGCGTTTGGTGCAACATTACGAATATCTCCACCAAGAACCTCGTTGAGTCGAGTCTTGAGTTCATCGTAAGTCTTAAAGTTTGATGCATCCACAAGAGGAAGAAGTGCGTATTGTGACTTCCAAATCTTTTCTAGTTTAGCATCGTCATCTGACAGAGCAGTCTGTGAATCAAATTCTGACTTATCGTAATTGGTATATCCACCAACTTTACGAATCTTAATACGGAAGTTAGCACCCTTCCAGAAATCAAATGGATTAACTGGTTCTTCATCATTAAACTCTGGTTTCATTGCTTCTTGAATCTTCTCAAAAATCTTTGTACCAAACTTATAAAGGAATACCTTTCCTTCATTTTGTGGATTTGCTGGATCAGAAACAACATAAATGTTTGCAATATAAGTCAACTTACGCTTACGCTGACGAGCAAGATCCTTATCTGACTCAAGACCAGTGTTCCAAAGTTGATTATTCATCTCTGATACTGGATCCTTCTGACCCAGAGTGGTTAGAGAGTTTTCAATATACCAACCACCAGTTCCTTGGAATGCATGATTGTAAACTTTAACCCATGGAACATCTTCGCCATCTACGGCAGGAAGAAAACGAATAATTGCAAATCCGTTTCCAGACTTATCCTGTTCAGGACGCCAAAAACGGTCATCCTTGTAATCCTTTGTCTTTGTCTGATCTTCCATCTTCTTGATTAGATCTTCCATACCAGACTTAGACTTCTTCTTAAGATCATTAAAACCCATATTTCCTACTTTCCCCAGGGATCTCCCCTGGACTAAATACTTTAGTGGGAACTCCCCACTGGTGATATTGTACATGAATAAATGCCAATGTCAATGAAATGGCAATTTATTTTTAATTTTTGGTAAATAGTTTAAATCTCTAAATTCGTTTTCTAATTTTTCAAGTATAGGTTGATTTAACAACTTTGGGGCAACGGAAAAATCAAAAGAATATTCTTCTAGGAACATAAGGACAGTTTCCATATAAGAAATATTCTTATCTTGTACATATTTTTCAACTTTTTTAGAGAATTCTTCTTTAGATATTGTGTGTAGCATGACATCATTATAGCATAACTAAAAAACAGTTCAATGCTACTAATATATATACAAATAAAGGAAATAATACATGCCTTATACAGCAGACAACATTGAAATTAACATAGCAAATGGCACAGCGGTGCTTGCTACAGACTACGGTACTAGTGGTTATGGATTCACAGCATCTCATGCTCAAATTGCTAAAGTTGTATGGGGCGATGAAAATGTTACATACAGAGCAACTGAAGCGTATCCCTTTCCAGTCAGAGTTTATGGTGGAACTGGAACTGCTCTTGCTGTTTCTGGCACTATTGCTGGTACTGGAGACTTCTATGTTCGTACAAATCCAACTATTCCATTAATCATTAAGGGATCTACATTCACCACAGACGCACCTGTGGGTATTACTGGAAGAATACAGGGTGTGACAAATGGAACCGCTGTAGGTGTGACTGGATATATCAATGTGCTAAACCCAGTTGCAATATACGGAATTAGTGGCGGAACTGCAATTGCTGTTACTGGAGGCAGAAGACTTAACAGTTCAACAGACAGCGTAACTGTCTCTGGCAATGTTGGAATCGCAGGATTGTCTCTATCTGCTGCAAGTCATAGCATTGCAGTGTATGGTTCTGATCTTGGTGGAAAGGTTCTAACAAGAGTATATGGTAGCGACGGTGCTACGCTTGGAATGTCTGGTGATGCACTCAAAGTTGCACTAGTAAATTCTGGAATTAATTTTAGTGTTTCAATGTCTTCTATAGTTGGTGTTACTAATGCAAGTGAAGGTGCATTAAGAGTTCAAGGATATACTGCTGGCGGAACACCAATAACTGTTAAAGGTCAACTTGCTGGCGGTGCTATTGAAGTTGCAGCAACTAGCGCAGTTCCTGTGGGTGTTTGTGGATCAGTTGAAATCAATGACACAGATATAATTAATTCACTTGAAAGTAGTTCTAAACCACTAATTTCAAATCTTGCAACAATCAACTCCAATACCAATAATATTCAAACAATTTATAATCAGTTAAATAGCACAACTGGTGCAAATGTTACGGTAAGAGAAATAAAACGACCAACAGCAGTTGTTCATGGTCAGAAAACAGTCACGACAACTCCAACTTCAGTAGCAAGTGGAGTGCTAAAAGTGGGAGTCACATTAAAAGCACTTAGATCAAACAGTGGACCTGTTTATGTTGGTAATGGTGGAACATTAACATCAGCAAATGGTTATATCTTAGATGCTGGTGATACAGTGTTTATAGAAACAGACGATCTTAAGAAGATATTTGTCCGAGTAGATACAGGAATTATCGCTACAGTAGCGTACATTGCATCGTGAGAAATTCATACTCAAACACTACCAATTACAAACAAGTAACCAATAGAGAAAAACTCGTATTGGTTAGAACTGGTGTATTATATGGTTTATCCTTTGAAAAGGTTAAACAGGAGAGTTCAACATTTAACAGTGGAATAACTTCTATTCCTACACTGTTATTTGTTAATAACAATACTCAATGCTTTTTTGATTTTACAAATCAAACAAATAAAGAAATTGAAAGTAAGATTGAAAACTTTTTCAATAAAGTAGCACCTCTTACAACATTTAATATTAGCAATGCATATTATTATAATACCAATACAGAGGAAAGAGCAGATCTGTCTGGACAGTATGTATTTACTGAATATTTTAATGGAATTGTTAAAGCAAACGTGACAAGCATAGTGTCTCTTTCTCAAGGTGTCACTAGATATGATAAAAAATTCTTTGAAGAAATTCCTTTGATTAAAGTTAATTCTTTAATTTCAACCGAAACAAAAGACATAACTATTATTCGCAATTTGTTTGGAGCAAACACAAAAAATTCATTCAACTATCTTGGGTTGCAAGTTGGTGATTTTATATCTCTAAGTGAAGCAGAAAACAAATATGAAGTTGTGGAAATATTAATTGACCCAAATGGAATAGAAACAATTAAAATTAAAGGCACGATTGATATAGCAAACTTAGTAGACACAAAAGTTTTAATTAATGTGTATATACGGTATACTGATCAATATTCTGCAGAACCAAATATAAATGAAACACAATTAGGTGCATGTGTTCAAACACAGAATGGAGTGATTATTAAATGTATGGAAAATCACACTGTATCCCAGTGTAGATTCAGATCCAGTTTTAATGATCAAATTGATTCAACTATAAGTTTTGATTCTTTCTGTGCCACACCCGAAACCGATACTGCTGTAGAAAAAACAAACACTGATAAACTAATAGAAATAACAAATCTGCTTGCAACAAATATTGCAAAGTCAACTTCAAATATTTCTAATGTTGCTGGTCCCGTAAACCGTAATGGAAATTCTAGGACTGGATTCTACGGCAGAGGTTAGCGTTTGCTTTGCACCCCAGTTATATGAATCTGCTGACTTGTAGAAAATGCACGTTTTTGCTGTATAATTTCATTTACCTTTTCTGTTGCTTCTTCTTCATTATTCGCTAAAACAGAAATAGTGTGAAAGATTACTTGCTCCGCGTCTACAGTATATAACTTCATGATAACCTCCTAAATGAAATTGATATGTGTTGGAATCAGTTTAAATTTATCATATAACTCTTTGTTCACCAAGTCAAATGTTTCTTTGTTCTCATATAAAACAGAAAGGGTTACGGTGTCTGTTGAAACACCGTAACCCAATATTTTGCAGTCTGCTTTTGATTCTAAAAATCTTTTAGGTTTACCACTTAAATCCAAGAAGGAGTAAATATAAGTTGTTTTTAGCATCAAAATTATTTATCAAAATCAACGCTTTCGCTTATCATTAAACTCACGACTGACATTATCGATGTCGATGCGGGTGTCACGATTGCAATCATCAATGTAACGATAAACTGCATCAAAATCTCGACGGAAATCTTCTGAAATGTTTTCTGAATCCTTCTTGAGTCTTTCAATATCGTTCATGGTATTGAGGGCATATCCAAGGAACGCAATAAAAATTGCAACAGATCCAAATGCATTAAAATTTGCAAGTGTTTGTGCATTTAGTTGCCCACCACAAAGGTAAGCAAAAACTTGAGTAACAAAACCAGCAGTAGCGATAGCGATATATGTTTTATTGTTTAGCATAATATTACCTTTCTTTACTTCTTCATCAAACAAACGAAACCAAGAATATTTGCTACAGCGCAGTGCTCTAGCATATGAATATCCAACTGTGTCAACTTTAAATACTTTGTATTTTTTTTTCATAACATTCCCGAGAGGACTCGAACCTCTGACCAACGGTTTAGAAAACCGTTGCTCTATCCAACTGAGCTACGGGAATATGTCCATATTATACCATATGAACTCCCCGCTGTCAAGGATTAAAGACTAAGTTTTAGGTTTGAACCTTCTACTAAATTTTTACCTGGGACTACAAGGTTATTTACTACAACAGTCATGTAGTGATCTTCCAGTTGCTTTTGTGCATCAACAACAAAAACAAAATGACGAGTCTCTAGTTCAATGCCACTTTCTTCGATGTCGGCGTAAGGTAGCCAACGAGCGAGTAAAAGTTTACCCTCTGGTGAGGGAATAAGAACAGCAGCGTTCTTTAGAAGTGCCTTTTCCCCCTTACCCTCAAACTGACAAATAATTTCTTCTCCACTAGTCAAACGAACAATTTTCACATCCATAATATTACTCCTTTGTTGTGTGTGATTGTATAGTATGTATACAAAAAGTCAAGAGCGTTTAAAGGGATTCTTTTCGGATATATATCCCATAAAAGTTTCGCTCAAGAAATCTAAAATTTTCAATCCAGTATACCCCATCATAAAAGCAACTGCATACTTTCCATTCTCTTTTACATATTCGGGCGATATGTTTAAAACTAAGGGTGTCATATAAGTTGCACATAAAGTTCCAGCAATTATACACGCTATTGACTTTGCTATGCTCTTTTTTCGATTTTTGATATTTAATATCACTGCTCCTGCAAACCCTGCTATTACTATTCCAATGTCTATTCCGTGCTTAACTAGAGATGAACTGATATCGTTGCTGTCTTGCATATAAAGATCCTTTTTATATTAAAACATACTTAAAAGAATCGTACTAATATGTATATTATCTAAAACCAGGCCTTTCCCATATTCGTTGCCCCATCGCAGAAGCAGGCCAATGTCTTCTTGCAACTTGTTCAGATATAAATTGTTTAAATGATTTCATGGTAGTATATTTATATAAAAACAACCCCCAGATGGGGGTTGAGTCAATTCAGATGCGGGATGACCAATCCCCACTGCTTCAAGCAGCCATGCGCATTGGAGCGCCATTTAAAATTGCCAACTTTAGCATTTAACGAGGGTTGTTGACTACCTCTCGGATATCTCCCTAATGCTCACATCCCCCTGTCGATTCTGTTCGACCCCGTAGTTTGTGACACTATGATGGATTACACCATCTATCTTGCTTTGTCGGTCGATTACTAGATAGACCGTTTTACGCAAGCGCATCTCTTGTCAAGACCGCGTTTCCGTCAGAACGCCAATAGTGTCGAATGGAGTCGGGGGGATTCGCACCCCCGTGCAGTTGGGTAGTTTACACAGATCAACGATATCAAGGTTTATTTATATACTGTTGTAGCGCATCAGTAACTTCATTCAATCTCTTACCAGCAATTGCAATCTCTCCTGCAATTGATCGAAGTTCTTTGTTTGTTTCACCTACAACAAAATTTTTATCAAGGTGAATTGATTTATGCATTTCCTCTAGTTGATTAATGTCATATTCAGTTGGGAAATGCTTAAGACGAGCACTTGCTGCCATACGAACTTGCTTTGGTAGTTTAGGGTATACCGCAGGATCAAGCATGTCAGACAAGAAAGATCTTGCTGCGCGTAAAGAATTGAACATTTCATCAGGTAGTGTCATAAAAGCCGCCTGTGAGATTTGAACTCACGACCTATGCTTTACAAAAGCATTGCTCTACCGCTGAGCTAAGGAGGCAAACTCTCCGAACTGGGCTCGAACCAGTGACATCGAAGTTAACAGCTTCGCGCTCTACCAACTGAGCTATCAGAGAATGGATGATGAAGGACTTGCACCTACGAAGTTAAAAACAGCAGATTTACAGTCTGCCCCCGTTGCTGCTTGGGTAATCATCCGAAGATAATTAACTGAGTGTAAGAAGATATTTGGTGTGATTCATCAGAGCAAGCATTTCATCTCTAAGATTTTGAAGATCGGTGTCGCCTTCAATTACAGATTCTAGTTCTGTATTTACAAACTGAATACCATCATTCATTAACTCAGTTGATGCTTTGCCTTCATAATTTTTAAGTTCTAGATCAAATGTTTTTGTTGCTCTGCGTACACCATTACGACCAAAGTATGCTTCAACAAATTCATCAATTTGTTCACCAAATTTATCATAAAACCCACCCATTGCTTGGTGTTCAGCGTATGATTTGGTTTGCCAGTGATAGATTTTTGCTTGATTGTGAATGTGTAGAAACTTTGTAATGAACATGATTTGTGCCTCACATCTATTTATAATACCCTAACGGGGACTCGAACCCCGACTCACCGCCTTGAAAGGGCGGGGATTTAGCCAGTTAATCTATTAGGGCGTAATACGCTGTCTAGGAATCGAACCTAGTCTTAATCGATTATAAGTCGATCTGAGATAACCAAGACCTCCCACAGCGCGTTGAATGTATTATACTCTATCTTTTTTACTTGTCAAGCACAATCTTTAACTTCTTGGATTTAATTTATTATCATAAACATGCAAAGTATAATCTCTTCTCGCAAGATCAAAATCATGCTCTGCCATCATATTAATAAGTTCATTAATATTTACTTTTGGTTCCCATCCAAGTTGGGTTTTTGCTTTTGTATAATCGCCAATCAAAATATCAACTTCTGCTGGGCGATAATATTTCTCATCTATTTCTACATATTCCTCATAGTCCATTTTGCAATAATCAAATGCTTTTTTGCAAAAATCTCTGACTGATGTAGTTACTCCTGTAGCAATAACATAATCATCAGGTTGTTCTTGTTGTAACATTAACCACATTGCTTCTACATAATCTCCAGCAAATCCCCAGTCTCTTTTGGAATCTAGGTTGCCAAGATATAACTTTCTTTGAAGTCCTTGATATATTTTTCCTACCGCTCTTGTAATTTTTCTAGTAACGAATGTCTCGCCGCGTCGTGGTGACTCATGATTGAACAAAATACCACAAGAAATATGTAACCCATAACTTTCTCTGTAATTAACAGCAAGATAATGAGCATATGCTTTTGCACAAGCATATGGAGATCTTGGATAAAAAGGAGTTGTTTCTTTTTGTGGTATTTCTAATACCTTGCCATACATTTCACTTGATGACGCTTGATAAAATCTAACCTTTTTTCCACTGTTCTGTTGATATAATTTAAATGCTTCGAGCATATTAAGCGTACCGATACCAACAGTTTCACCAGTATATACTGGTGCATCAAAAGATACACGAACGTGACTCTGTGCTCCTAAATTATAGATTTCATCTGGATTACACTTATAAATTAATTTTTCTATTGTGGTATAATCTGTAAGATCACCGTAATGAAGAAAGAATTTCTTATTGTATACTTCAGGATTTTGAATGTGATGTTCCAATCTTGAAGTATTAAATGAAGAAGACCTTCTAATAATACCATGAACTTCATATCCTTTTGCTAATAACAAATCAGCAAGATATGATCCATCTTGTCCAGAGATTCCAGTTACTAATGCTTTTTTCATAACTTGTTTTCTTTAAACAATTCATTGTTATGATCTGCTTCTTCTTTGTCCAATACAATAATCTTGGACTTCTTGTTATTTACATGACCATTTTCATCCTTCATGAAATAATTACTCTTCTGACGATCATCGTCGTGACCCAATCGAAAATTAATTTCTTGAATTCCAATTGAACTTAGAACAATAAAGTCAGCATCGTCACTTGAAAAAAGACTAAGAAATTGTTCTGATGCAGCGAGTGCTTCTTCCTCTGTCATATTGAGAGGAATATCAATGTGTAAACGGTATGGCATAATTAATCCTGTAGAAAATAAGTTAGATCTTCTTTAGCAACATCCATCAGTTGTCCTGATTCGGTGCGAATCTTCACCATCTCGTTGCCAAACAAATCTGTAAACGATTCAACCACGACACAAGTTTCATTTGTTTCTTTAAGTACATATTTCATAAATCACTCCATTCTTTGAATACCATCGTTGTCTGTATAGTATATATCGTCAAATACCTCAAGACACCAAGGGGTGCATAATTCGCATGGTTTTGACATTCTCAATTGACGAAACCGATTAAATCTTACATTGACAAGAGTGAGTTTTAATCCACGGTACTTATAGGGAAGTTTGCGATATGCATCCAACTCAGAATGCATCTCTTCGTATGCATAACCAATTTCTTTTGCCTTTGGATGTGTTTTGAAACAATTTCTGCCAATAGAAAGAAGTCTATTCTTATGGAAGACCAAAGAGATATGCTTCTTTTGGCGTGGAATCTCCAAGCACAAAGGATACGCAAAATTTAAAAGATTATCAAAGTCTGTCATAAAAACAAAGGTGTGGTGTTTCCACCACACCCTCGCGTGTATTGAATTGTTATATCAACCGTTGTTGATCATGAAACGAGAACCGTCCTTGCGGAACCCGTAGGTGCGACGACCTGGATGAGTGTCGCGCATGAAGTAGCGAGTCGTGCTGCCGTTCTCGACAGTCTCAATCTCCCAGTTGCCGTACTGCTCGACCTGTTCGCGGATGTCGCTCATGGTCGCACGGAGGTTCTGAACGCCGTACTTGTTGAGTGCTTCACGGGCATCGATGCCCCAACCGCGAGAGAGATGATTGATGACCTGACGCTTCTTGCTGAGAGTGTTGCTGTTTGCCATAACGATTATCTAAACCTTTCTAAACTTTTGCGACCTTTAAACCATCCGACTTAGCACAGGTCGCGGGTGCTGTCGGTTAACTGGGTACATTATAACAGGGTTTAAGTTCGATGTCAAGTCATTCTGACGCATTCTGAAAAGATTCTTAAAGTTTAAAGTTTAAAGTTCAAAAAATAAGAGTGAGCTATAGCTCACTCTTTGGGCTGTTTGCGGTAGTTTAGCTTCCACAATGCTTTTGCTATTGTTGTCGCGGTATCAAGAACCGCCTCTTCTGAAAGTTCGGGTCTTACCGCATGAAGAACCTCATGAATGATGGTATCCATAAGATCCAGAGGTTTTTGGGATCTTTTTACCCATATTTCTGGTTTTGCTTTCTCGGGTGGATCGCATTCCCCAACATATTGTGATGAAATTTCGGTCGATTTTACAATCTTAACTTTCCAGTTTTTCTTTTTAATTTTGAGTGTAATTTCTTCCTCGGGAACCATGGTATTCCTCCATGTTATGTATTCGTTCACAGATAACAATCCTTGGTATTTTTGTAGTTATGCGAATTCTTGGTGGTAAAAATAATTGTGACAGATATA